GTTGTTGTGCTTCCGTCTCCTGAATAACTATTTTTGGTGGTTAACGATGATACAGTCATTGTCTTTCCTTATTGTTAATAAATATATTTATCTAAAACTTCTTTTTGATTTAAAACTTGATTATAAATTTTATTTAGTTCTGCATTGCCAGGTAGAGATAACAATGTATTTATAGACTCTTTATAAAATTTTTCTTCAATGTTATTAATAATGTTTTGTTTTTCTTTTAAAGGGGCATTTATATAATCTACTTTAGATATTCTATACGTTAAAGCATCTACAAAACCCATAGGTGTTCTACCATTTATAGATAATTTAATAGTTTTTTTAGCAATTTCTGTCCATTGGCTTTGTTGTTTTTCTGATAAAGCTATACGATTTAAAAGTTTGGTTTTTTTTCTTTGTAATGGCATGCCAATTCTTATTAATTCAGCTTGTAAAGCGTTTGGTTTTTCACCTAAAGTCATTTTAAAAGGCGTAATCATATTCCATAAAGCAACAGCATGGTTTTCATCCCAACGCACACTATTATCCATTTGTTCTCCAAAAACATCGTATTGTATTGCTTCATTTTCTTCTGTTTCAGCAGAACCAAATATTAAACTGTCTTTAGTTTGTAGTTTCCAAGTTTTATCAATAAATTCACTAAAGAAATTATCACTTTTAACACGACCTAAATAATCCCAATTATATAATCCATCTTTACCTGGCCCCATGGCATAAATATCTTCTTTTGTATAATATTCTATATCTGTGCTTATTTTAGTTCTTTTTGGGTCTTTAAATTTTGCTACTCTTTTTTGTGCTGCACTAAATGGAATAGGAATAGGGCCAATAGTATTACTTAATGGACCTTCTGTTAAATAATCCATATCTTCATACATAAATGCTTTTGTTAAATCGCCCATTGTTTGTAAAAATGGCAATTCTGTAAAATAATTTGATGTAGCTATAGCAGCTGCTAAAGCAATATTATTATGTATTTCAGGATCATCGCTTCTTCTCATTCTTTCTGCTGCGTCAACACCAACAGCTATAACAGCGCCTACTGGTTCAAAACCAGAATAATTTACATAATATAAATCACCATTAGGTATTCCATTATTATCTAAAATAGGTAATGGGTCTCCATCTTCATCTTTTGGCCAATCTCCAACACGAAAACGAGCGCTAAATGGTTGCCATTTTGGAGGCAATCTATCTTGTTCATTTTTATTTTTAGGATAAGCACCTGTAAAACGCCCTTCCATAGCATAATAAGCAAGAGAGGTCATAGTTGCAGCACCTAAACTTAAACGGGCTACTGTTCTTTGTCTTATTCTTGGCCCTTTATTAAACATGTCATCCCATAATCTAGGATTTAAAGCTAAAAACAAAGGATTACGTTCTGCATGTCTTATGACAGCATTAGTAGGAACCATTGCAAAAGGAATAGCTACTCTGCCTAATGGATGTCTTTGCATAGAAGATATTATTTGTTTTATATTTCTTGGTAATGGAGTAGTTAATGTTGTATATTCTGCTGCGTCTTTAAGTTCTTTTGCTACAGATTTAGGGTCTAACAAAACCATCATAGCATCTTCATTAGCTTCTTCAATGCTTTTACCTAATCGTAAAGCGTTATGTTTTGTTAAATACGCTTGTCTATATAACTCTCCTCTCATTAAAGACGTTTTCCAAAAATCATCGCCAGATTGTAAACCACGACCAGGCAATCTAATAGTTCTTCCTAAATAATATACTCCTTGACCATAAATTTGATTGTCTAATTCGTTTAATTTTTTACCTCTAAATCTTATTCTTTCAGGGCTTATTGCTTGATATTGTAAATTTTCTGCTTTTGTATTTGACATAGCAGGAATTTCTGTTCTAAAAGTTCTTCTTGCTACAACAAACATATCTCTTATAGATTGTATGTTTCCGTAATATGTAGCAGCTATTTCACCAAATAAAGCACCTTCATCATCGCCTGGTCTTTTGCTAACAGTTCTAATGCCTTTTTCTATTTTACCAAAACCAGCTGCAAGTAATTCTTCTGCACTTTGGTAAACATGAAAAGCTGGTGTTGCAATAATGTTTTTTAAATATGTTGTAGTCCATCCTAATAATCCATTTACATACACTTCATTAAATACATCTTTAGTTGTTCCCCACCATCCTTCATAAGCATATCTATTAGCTGCTGGTTGACCATTTTTTAATGCTTCTCTATATCCTTTAGCCATTTTTATAGTTAAATTTGCGCCACCAGCAGAATCCAACATATCTTTCATCATATCACCAGTTATTTTTAACGAAGTTCCTACAGGTATTTTTAAAGCATTTAAAGCTCTAGCGGCTTCTGCTTGTGAGCCTTTTACTTGCATTTGAATAGCTGCATGAATAGCTTGTTGTCTACGAAAAGCTAATAATAATTTAGAGTCAACATTGCCTATTAAGTCAAGCGCTTCTATTTGTTTAGTAAGGTCATCTAATTTTTTAGCGCTATTATTCATTAATATTCTTACAGCAGTCAATTCTCCTGCGTTCATTAAAGCGCCACGTTTTTTATTTAATAATTTTTTAGTAATATTTAATTCATCTAACAACAGTTCTTCAGCTTCTGCTCTAGTTTCTTTATGAGTTTTAACTCCTCTTTTAGCTGTTTTTATAACATCTGCGTATTCATCAGAAATTGCGTTTATAATTTCTTTAATATCATCATTAGTTTCTATTTTATCAAAATTAAAATCTATACCTTCTTTAGAATCTACGCGTAAAATACTTTCTTTGTTTCTTAAACTTTTTATATCATCATACGCGCTTTCTGGTGCTATACGAGTTTCTGCAAATGGCGCTTCATTGTCTGCATCTTTTAATGCTTTTTTAGCTAATTCTAAAACTTCTTCAGCTTCTGCTTCTTTTTCCGTTAATTTGCCTTGCATATCTTGTTTTTTAAAACGTGCATACCCTTCTTTAGACAACATTTTTTTTGCATGGTAATCTTGAGTTTTACCGTAAGTTTGTCTTTTTGGGCCTAAAAAACTTTCTTCAATTTCTGTTGGCACTCTAGGTGCTGCTTTTTCTTTTTTTGGTATAGTTGGGTCAGCTTTAGTTATTGATGACGCCATATCTTCAGCAGAATCACTAAAAAGCAATTTAAATATTTTACTGCCTACACCCGCTACTTCTATTTCATTTGGGTCTCCTGCAATTTCTGTAACACCACCTTTTATAGCAGTATTATTTGCTTTTTCTCTAATAGCCATAGCAAATCCTATAAATTAAATTATAATTTTGTGTTTGATGTTTGTAAGTTTAAAGAATTAGTATTTATTTTTGCTTCTTTAAATAGTTTATCCCAAGGAATTAATTTAGCGCCTTTTACAGCTGCTTTTACAAAAAGTTCAACACCAGATGATATAAACAATCCATCTAAACTTGTTCTTAACTTATTTACAATAGCTGGATCATTTATATTTTTTTCTAATACAGATACTACAACATTTCCAAAAGCATTACGTTCTTCTGGTGTTTGCCCTAGTAAATATTTAGTTAACATATTTGTTAAACTGCTTTCCATTTCTGGAAATGCTGCGGCATCAGCTAAAGTACCCCATACCATACTGCGAATAAATGGATTTGGCGCTTTCATGCCTTCTACCCATAATTTTGCTTTGCCTAATGTTTTTTCTATAACTTTTGCGCCTGATACTACTTTGGCAGCAGGTACAGCAGGAGTTGCAAATTGTGAAAATATTTTTACTATTTCACCATATAATTCATAATTAAATGGTTCATTAGCGTATTCATTAAATCCTAAATCAGGCATTATATTTTCATCAAGCCAACCTAATGCAGATTGAATTTTTTGTTTTGCTTCTTTTGAACCAAGAAATAAATTGTAATCTTCTTGGCCAGTTAAATTTTTACCTAAATAATTTAAAGCATCTCCTGGCGCCCCAGCTAAAGTTCCCATAAAATCATTAAAGTTTTTACTGCCTCTTACTACGCCTTGTATTATAGCTTTAGGCGTATCTTCGGCTACATTAGCTACAACACTTTGCTCTTGAGTGTCCTCTACAGCATCAACTTCTGTGTCAGCAACAGCATCAGATTGAACAACAGCATTTTCTGTATTATCAGCAACGACAACATTATCAGTTTCTTTTTTTGGTTTTAATGAATAATCTGGTGCCATAACTTTTATCCCTAGTGCAGCAACATCGTATTTATCTAATTCTTTATCTACATCTATTAACATTATCTATATGGCCCAATTTTTTCATTTTTATAAACAATAAGATCATCATACGCAGCAACAATCGCTGGATCGTAATTTCCAGCTTGCATTAAATCTAAAAGAGTTTTTATAGGATCATTAGCATCTAATGTAATATTTAAACCTGGATAACTTAATCGAGATTGTTGTGTTGCAAAAACATTAGTATATAAAACTTCTAATTTTGCTCTAAAACCTACTTCTTCTTTTGCTATAATTTTATTTGCTTCGTCAATAATATTGCTATAACTAGCTTCTGGATTTTTAATTATATAATCTTTTAAAGCTGCAGAAGAACGCATATATGCTGATACTGCTTGTTCTGCGTATTGGTCAGGCATGTCTTTTTTTTCTTCATATTTAAACCTAAATTTAAAAACTTCTTTAGCATCAGTTTCTGCTTGACTAAATTCTCTTTTTAATTCTTCGTTCCATTGTATATAATGTTCTTTTGATAAAGTAGTTGCTCTTGCATCTATTATAGCACCAGTTAACGCGTTTATTCTGTCTAAAGCTTCTAATTCTTTTAGTGTTTTGTAACTGCTTTCTTCAGCAAATCCTTCTATGCCTAAATCACGCTGATCTTCTATAACTTTATAAGCAGCTATTTTATCTTTATCTGTTGTAAAATACCCTGCTTCGTCTAGCATTTCTGTAAACATTTCTTTTTCATTTATATCATTTGTTTTAATACGTTTTAGGTTTAATTCATCTAATTTTTCTGTAAGTTTAGCTTCTTCAGCTTCTTCTGCTTCTTTTCTTTGTGTTTCTATTTTTTTTGCAGAAGCCATAGCTTTTTCTGTTAACTCTTGTTGATCATTAGGACTTAATTCTGGCCATATCATTCTTAATATAGGATCAGTTATAAACCCATCAGTTATACCTAAAGAAATAGCGTTAGCGTCAGGCGCAGATTGCATTAAACTTGTAATAGTATTGCTTGCTATATCCTTAAATGCTGCTTTATTACTTGTAATAGCTTCGCTTATAGAAATAATTTGTTCATCTACTAATTTCATATTTAATCCAGTAGTTATTTCTTTTTCCATTTTAGCTAATTTTTTGCCGTCATTATTTATAAACAGTTTTAACCGTCTTACACGTTTTTTATGATCTGCATTGTTGCTGTCAGAAGGGTACATATCCCACCAACCTTCTTCATTAGCTTTATTAAATACTTCTTCTTCAGTATGTTTTTCTCCTTCCCAATAACCAGGAAACATATATATTCTACCATTTTCAGGATGTTTGACGCCTGTAATGTAAATTGTCGTAGTAGAACCGTCTGTATTTTCTAAATACGTTCCATTAGCAATACGTTCTCTATGATATTTTAAAATATTTACATCTTTGTCATCATAATGCTTAGGTATAGGAGTAAAATCAAAATTAGTGGTGTCTACAGCGTTTTTACCTGTTATTTTAAAAATATTTTGTATGCGATCATTATAAGGCAAATCTGTATTAGATGCGTCTGTTACCGCACTTTCTAATTGCACATTAATTATATTTTTAGTAAAATCATTTATTCTATTAATATTTTCTTTATTAAAATTAAAATCATGTTTTATTTTTTTTTCTTGTGCGTGTAATTTAAATAATGCCAAAGCGTTTTTACTTAAATTTGGTCTTGCACGTTCATATAATGCTTGTAATTTTGTTTCAAAATGTCTTTCTGCTTTATGCGGATTTGTATTAGCTAATTGAGTTGATTCTATATATAAATCATTTGCATTTGCATCAAATTCTGTAACTGCTAATGCTGCTTCATTTTTATCGGCAAGTTGTTGCTTTTTAGTTTCTAATTCAAGCATATCAGCGCCAAAATTAAACATTGTTTGACCTGCTGATGCCAAACCTTGTCCAGCTAAAGCCATAACATTAGGATTAACTTGTGCTGTTAAATATCCAGCACCAGTTCGGTCTGTTCTTTGTAATTGTCGTCTATATGTAGGAACCTTCACGATGCTTCAGCCTTTACTTCACCATTAGCCCAAGTTAAAGTAATAGCGCCTGTATTTGTGTCGCTATTTTCTTTTCTATCGCGTAAACCGTATGGTTGTATGCGAGCTAATGTCCATTTAAGAGAATCTATTTCTAATCTTCTTCTTTGTACTTCTGCGTTCATAAATCTAGGGTCGCCATCTTTATCTAGCGGTTGCATTGCTAATTCACTAATATGATCGCTGTAATATTCTGCTTGCATAACTCTGCCTCTACGGTAAATATCATACAATTCTGGGTCTTTTTGCACTACACGAATAATTTGTCTGTACGAAGGACACCAATCATTTTTACATATTTTTACAAGACTATCGCCATTAGCCATTTCTTCTGCAATTTTTTCTAATAACTCAACTGTAATAATACTTTTTTTAGCCATATTTATTTACCCTTATGTCATCATTGTAGAATTAGATGCTATTTTACCAAAACCACTTAACAATGTTCCCATTGCTTGTGTTCGTGCAGCTTTTAATTGCGCTCTACCTTCGTAGCGTTTTAAAGCTGCGGATAATTTCATATTAGTTGCAACTTCTATTTTTTCATTTTGTTTTACTTTTGTGTTATATTTAGCAATTTCCATGTCTTGTTGAAATTGTACTATGTTACGCATTTGTCTTTTTAATGGTGTTCCTGTTGCAGCCATCCATCCATTTTTTCCATAACCCATTTGAATTTTATCAGTAAGTTGCTTAAATTGTTCTTCTTGTTCAAGCGCTTGAAATCCTGCTATACGCCCTATTTGTTCTGCTTCTTTAGTAGCAACTTTAGCATTACGTTCCATAATACTAGCGTTGTAATCAGCACCTGCTTTTTGTCCTTTACCAGCTTGTATTTGGCCGTAAGCAGAAACAACTGTTCCAACAGCCATTAAAGTATTACCCATTATTTAATCCTTCCCATTACTAAATAGTCTAATCCGTCTGGGCCAAACTTTTTCATGTAACCTTCTTTACGAAATCCTACTAGCTTGGCAAACTTAATTGCTTCTGGCCAATCGGCACGCACATTAGCGTGTAATCGTATGTAATCGCCTTCGTCTTGCTTTTCTTTAAACACTTGCTTTACAAATCGTACAGCGCTCAATGTATGTTTTTGTATGCGATCCGCACCAATAAACCACGCTTCGCCAACACCTTCCCATAATGGTATTATCCCGGCACAGCCTACAATGTGTCCATTGTCTAAACCTGTCCATCCATCAAAATGTGCAGCTTTTTGCATGTGGTCTTTCCATTCATGCTTTGGATATAATGTGCCTAACGATAATTTTTTATTATGTATTATATCGGCAGCATGTTCTGGTATAAACGGAACAATCTTCATTTATTTTGTATGTCTACAGAAGCGTATATACTAACAACCGTCATAGGTAGTGGCTGTGATTGTTCAACTATAATACTGCCTTCTGTATCCCACTTAGGTTGCGCTTCAATCGTTTTATCGCCCGTAAATAATGGCACCGCTGTGTCCATTTTATCCGAACTGTCTCTAAATGGTACTGTGTCTAAATTATCACTACTGGTACCAACGGAAGCACCAACAGTTCTAAAAA